GAGGTTTTCTCGTAGAGCGCTTTATAGTTCTGCGCTTCCTTGAGTCGTTCCTCTTCAGCCTGCTGACTCGCTTGTTCGGCAGCCGCCAGCTTTGACTCCAGTTCCCTGCGCCGCTCAATCTCTGCGTCGAGTCGGTGTTTGGGTATCATGTGTTCAGCGGTTGCGGGTGGTGTCGGCTCCGAGGCCGGGGGCTGAACGGGTGCGGCTGGCTGAGTGGCTGGCATGATCATTGCGTTTTCCTCTTCGAGTTTTACGAGCAACGGCTCGGGGGAAATAAAAAAGCCCGCCGACTCCCTCTTGCGAGGAAATTGGCGGGCGAGTGTCTACGTTTCTCTAACCCTGCGCCCGGTTTTGGCCGGGCGGGTTATTTGATTAGGGAGATTGTACTCCTACTTTGGGCTTCGGTGCAAGATGTTCGTTTCGGCCCACAACAGCCAGGGTCATCGCCTCTAAATCCACGACTACCAGGCTACCTTCGGCCTTGAGTTGCTGGAGTCGGGATAGCAGGCGCGCCCATTCCGGGGTCACGTCGATACGGGATAGCTTCGGCGGGGCGTAAATGGCTGTATTATTCATTTATAAAACCCTTTCGCGGCCTCTTCGCCAATAGCCCCTGCTAAACTTTGCTGCACGACCATTCGACCGAACACATCGTCCTGATGCTCGCCCACAAACGCGCTCAGTGGCACACCCGAATTGAACGCCGCCAACATTGCCGGACTGTTCTGGAACGCGGCTTGCTGCGCCTGGCGCTCAGGCGAGAGTGAGGCAAACCAATCTTCACCGGTTTGGAATGGCACGAACTGGCGATTGCCCGGTGTGCTATCGGCTTGCATGAATTCGGGCAGACCGCCACCGGGCACAACATAGAACTCCGAGCACATGCCGTTATAGTGGTCGTCTACGCGTTCGCCCACTTCAAGCCGTGTTCCATGCAGGGCGATGCACGAGAGGCAGGAAGTATTCGTCAGGGCACACAAGCGAATCTTGTACTGGATAAACTCGCCGTTTATTTTCTCCATCGCCAGCGAGTTTTCGCGGTAGGCCGTCAGTTGCAGCGTGCGCGTCAGCGACTCGGCTGCCGACCCAGGCAAGTTCTCGGCATACTGGCGCATCTTTGATGCAACGGCCCGAGGCCCTGCGCCCTGGCTGATTGCTTTTAGGATGGCAGTGCGAGTCAAATCGGCGTAGCCCTCGCCCCAAGACTCCATGCGGGCGACCCACTCAGGCGAGTCAACGTAAGACTTAACCGTCTCGACCGTGGCTGCGGTAAGAGGGTTATCGTCTGTGATAGTCGGGGTAAGGGTAGGCTGGGTCATTATCTAATGCCAGAAAATGTATCGGAAACGGAAGGTGACTTTATACTCATCCGCCATCGGTGAGAGTTCAATCTTGGGCTCTTGCCATTCACCAAACCCGATAGTGCGATTGCTGGGCGCGTTGATTGTGCCTGCCCCAATAAAATCCCTTTCGAGAATTTCGGCGTGGTTATCGAACATCGCTTTGATGAGCCTATCGGTGTTGTCGTTCATTCAATCCTTATATCTTCATCCAGCCAAAACAGAATATTATCTAATGATTCGGCATAATAAGGCTCAGGCCAAAACCGACCGTTCTGGTAAGTGCATAAGTCAATGTTGTTGTTTCGGGTAATGATATAAACCGACTGGCCCTCTTTTGGCTTCTCGTCAATAGTATGTTTCGTACAAAGGATTTGTACTCTGTCTATTAGTTTGTCGCCCATAAGATTACCCTTTCGGTGTTCGCCACTTGGCCCCGCTCTTTTCAATCTCGCGCTTATAAAACGCAAGCGCAGTCGGCGACACTGGATTTCCGCCCTGCGCGATGACCTGGCCCGAGAGTTTCAAGAACACCTTGGCCGTCACCGCTGGCACAGCAATCGCCCGCCCGCTCTGCTCAATCCGGTTATCGTTGGCCTTCACGAGTGAGGCCGTTGACTCGAACGTGCCAGCCATTGCCGCCATTGCAGCGACGAGTACCGGATTGTCAGCGCTCATCTTTTTGCCCTCGGTGTCAAGTCGCTCGGCCTCTTCGTCAAGTGCCTTGAGCGCCGCTTGCATTCGTGACGTGCGAGCCTTCGAGAGTGCGTCAATCTGGTGTAGCATGTGTCCGGCACTCTTGGTGTAGGCGGCGTCGAGTGCATTGTTGGCAGCGGCTTGGATGGTTGTTTTAGGCGGCATTAATTCAACCTACCAGGGCAATCGCTGTCTATCTCAAGAACTTCTCGCCCATCGAATGAATTGTGAATCACGATAAGTTCGCCATCCTCCGACTCTGTATATTTCGGCTGACACGGGCAGGAGCACACACCATCTACGGTTTCGATAATATGCTCGTGCAAATCATTGATGGGGTTGACGTGGAGAGCCACTAGATCGCCTGCCCTTTCGCTGGCCGTTGACCTGGCGGAACATTCCCCGCTGCGCCCGTCAGGCTATCCAGCATGAACCCTTGCGCGTTCTTCGCCTTGTCGCTCTCTTCGGCTATCTGGCTTTGAGTCATACCGAGCAAGGCGCCAATACGCGCGCGGATAAAGTCATCGTCAAATAATCCCGGTGCTTTCTCGCGGATCGCCAGGATAGAGGCGACCGCAGCCGTTGCGTCCAAGATTTCAGGCGATGCCCAATTGACGCTAATGCCATCGAGCGCCGGCGGCTGACCCAATCCCGTATCGAACGCCGCTTGGATGGCCGCCGTCAATTCAATGAGCAACTTAATCGCGGCTGAGTTTTCATTCTGAAAACGGACACACTTCCCAATTAGCCCAATCTCTAACTGTTTGAGCGCTTCGCCGCTGAGATTGCCTTCAGCCGTGATGCCATAGATAGGCGTCTGGGTGACCTGGCTGATATGCTTGGTAATGTCCGAGAGTTGATTAGTGTACTGGCTAATGTCGGTCGCTTCAAACTCGCCCACGCGCACAGCCTTGAGAAACTCAATCTGCTGTTCGGTCATCTCGGTAACAATTGCACCAGCGGGGTCGGTCAGCACCAGATTAATTACATCCCCCGGCGCGATGCCGCTCTTGTCCACCTCCATGCCGATTGACCACGAGACTTTGAACGCGGCGAACTCAGACGCCATAACCATACTGTGAAGCGTGCGGTTCAGTACATCCTGAGCGGGCACCGCGACTCTAATCTCGCTCTCTCCGTACTTGGTGTAATTGTCTGCCGAGTTGGCGAAGTGAATGACGGGCACAAAGCCGAGCGGCCAGGTCATTTCATTTTCGCTCACCGGCTGGCCGCCCTGCTCCTGGGCCAGCATAACCGGCTCAACCTCTTGCGCGTTCATCTGGCCTTTCCAGTGGGTAATGCGACCGGGCTGGTAGACCATGAGGCGCATTGTGACTGTAGACGCCGGGTCTTCGCCGGCTAGGTCTTTGGTGTCGGCTTCACTCCAGACCTTGCAGGCCCAAGCCGGATAGTCCTGCATCGGATTGAAGATTGCCACGATGCCCGAGAAGCCGTCGTAAGCCGGCTCGCTTGTCCACTTGAGCGTCTGTGGATCTACCATCGCGTAACTATCACCGTCACGAATGGCGCCGCGAAACATCGTACCCTGAAAGGCTGTAAAGTCGTTACGGGTGGTCAGTTCTTCGATGTACGCCTGGCCGGTCTGGTCTTTGACCGCTATCTCGGAAACCTTCAACCTGCCCGCCATCTTGTCAATTACGATCTTGGTGTAATTGATGTTGAAGTCGGTCAGGTTCGACGTGTCACCGGATGGCAGCCGTAGCATCTTTCGCATTTGGGTGGTGATGTTGGCGTCGTGATCGCCGCGTTCATAGCGTCGATATTTCGCCACCCGAGAAGCGCGAGTCTTGATGCCAATGCGCCAGGAATTTGGCGCGTCAATGGCCGCAGCCAGCGCCGGGTCGGTGAGTTGTAGTGCGGAAACTATCAGGCCTTCGTTGCTCATTGTACGTAATTGCCTACTTTCGCTTTCGCGGATACAGAGACAGTAGTCGAAACAAGTTTATTTGCTGCTCGCGCCGCCGACTCTAATTGGTCGTCGTTCTTCCCATTAGGAAAATCAAGCGCTTCCGTTATAAATGCCGATGTCCAACGCGCACGCTTTACCTTAACGTTTCCAGCCTGCGCCTGAGACGCCAGAGGATCAGCCGCTTGCTCTTTACTTCCAGTCGTCGGCTCAGTGTGAACCGGATAACCAGCGAGTAAACGCACAAACGCCAGCGCAGCATCCTTGCCGCCGCTGCCAGGTTCTTGCTCGCCCCAATAGGTAACCGGATTCACTGTATATTTCTCTTTGTCTTTGTCGGCGGTCGCCCTAATGATTGCATCACGCTCACCGCTGGCCCATTGGCCCCTAACAATATCTTCGATGTAAAAAATTCCGTCAGCATAAGCAACTAAAACGCCTGCCGTCCAGTCCCCGCCGCCATCAGTCGCCGCCCTATCCCACCAACGAATGCGCTTAGCCCGAGCAGGAACCTCATCGACCAGCGGTAGCCAGTGTTCCTTGAACATGCCCCCCTCGCGGGGCTGCGGGCGCTGCTGGTAGAGGGCTGTATAGTCACGCCCGAGCACCGTTTTGATTTTCGCCAGCTCTGGCAGAGGGAAGCGGTCAGGGCACAATGCCGCGCCCACCTCTCTGCCTAGCGCGTCTCCGGCTTCGGCCTCAGCGGGCAAGTCAATCACTGTCCACGCCGACCCGTCCTCGCTATCGAGTATCCGGCCTACTAAATCATCCTTGTGCCAGCGAGTCATTATCACCACGATGGCGCACCCCGGCTCTTGCCGGGTGTAAATATCGTTGGTGTACCAGTCCCACACTCGCTCCCGGTAGGTTTCGCTCTCGGCCTCTTCGCGGTTCTTCACCGGGTCGTCAATCACAATCAGGTCAGCGCCTTGCCCGGTAACACCACCGCCAACGCCTACGGCTCGCACCCCCCCGCCCTTTTCGGTTTCCCAATCATCGGCGGCTGTACGCTCATCGTTGAGCTTGAACCGCTGGCGAGCGATCCGCCGAGCCTTGCGCGAAAACTTCTCGGCGAGCGTTTGATTGTATGCGCCCACGATAACCCGAGTCGCGCCGTCTCTCTCAAGCCGATAGACCGGATAGCGGATGGTCGCCAGTTCGCTTTTGCCATGCCGAGGCGGCATCTGAATAATCAGCCGCTTGATTTCGCCGCTTGTTATTTTGTCAAGGTGCTGCCGCACATACTGAATATGCGGCCACTGCCAGTTATAAGATGGTGAGACAGAAGAAAGCCAACGGCTAAACGTCTGCTTCTTCTGCGTCGCCTTCTTCGCCGCTTCCCAGGCTTCGGCCTTCGCTTGCTCCATCCACAACGGAGCGCCCGGCCTCAACAAGTCTGGCGAAAACTCTTTCAGGGTCATAGCCTGCCTTGCGCGCTTCTTCGCGCCAATCCTTTATCTCGACAATGCTAGAAAACAATTTGTAATGCTTGCCCAAATGCACCAGGGCCGCCTGGGCGTCGTGTAACTCAATCTCAGTCTCTCGGGTGGTGTTGCCATCCTTGTCGGTGAACTGGCGGCGCTTGATTTTCTTCACCAGATGCGTCATGTTCTTTTCGCGGGCGACGGTCAAATCAAATTCATCATCATCCGATAGAATGTCAATCAGGTTACCGCTTGCCATCTGAGACAACCGGGCCAGAACCTCATCGGAGCTCATAACCTGTTCGGTCATCTTCTGCCTGACCAATGCCGCGATATCAGGTTTCCTCAGGTTTTCCCAGCCGATAGAGTATGCGGTATTTGCGGAGTACCCGGCCAATATCGCGGCCTTAGTGGCATTCCAGCACACCAGGTAATGAGCCACAAATAGCAGTTGCTTGTTAGTTAACTTCTTAGCCATTCGCTAATCATCCCGCACGTCTGAATAATATTCCTCTCAAGGCACAAATCCAGGGAATTGAATCCACTCCGATGATTGCCCATCGAAGAAAATGTCAAACTCATGCGCTGTACCGTTGTACTGAAACCCCTGGCGAGTCAGCGGCACATTCTCCAACACGAACGGAGCGCACATATCACCAACAGGCCCACACCCTAACTCACCCGTCATCACATCGATGCTGCCGTGATAGTTCAGCTTGCCGATGCGGTCAGGGTCGAAGGTCGCCCAGAGCCGGGGCGGAACCGCGGCGCTGATGATGTGCGGCGTTATCAGGCTGCCGTTGCCGTTCAGTCGGCGGAAATTAGTTTTAGTCGGTGTCCCATCTTCTGGGCACCAATGCAGCGGCATATCGTCAATCTGAGTGCCAACCCGCATAAAGGCAAAGAAACTCGGATACCAGGTAGCAGAATTCTCGTTGCCTCTGTGGCAGAAGTGCAACATCTGCGGCCGGGGTGTTCGGGGCGGGTTGTCTCCGATAAGCGCAGGCTCACTAAAATTTCCATCGATAAACATATTGCCGGTAGCCTGATGCCCAGACACCAACACATAACCGCAATCATCAGGCTCCGACTCCAGGCACACGAGCGCCTCAAGCAAGGCTGAGTGGTGCAGTGAAAACACGTTGAACAGGTCATTATGCACCAGCGCCCGCCAGGCCTTGATACATCCATCTGTCTCGCGGGATTGGCATTCTGTGTTGCGTCCGGTCAGCCACAGATAGCTCTTGTGCTTGATGGCCTCATCGTTCTCGCCCGGCGTGTGCCAGGGATACGATATCTCCCCGCCCATCAGGGTATAAACGTCGGTGCCAAACACATCATCGAGCTCATGAGGGTTATCCCCATGAAAGTGGTCGTAGTGGCAACCCAGCTCTGCATTCCAGAGAGTGTGAAATGCAGTCGGGTCATGCTCTGCACAGGCTGGCGCGTCTGGGTATGGGGCAATCTCAGTTGCAGGCCCGGCGAACGCAAAGCCCAGCAACATCAAAGAAACGGATAAGACGAAAGTTTTATTTTTCATTTTTTGTACTG